TTCCCTTAATCCTACACTCCCTTGGGATGAAGCGAATGACCGTGCGCATCTTGCGGTTTCCGTTGACCGGAACAATGCACCCATGCTTTATCTTGTTCTTCTTGGAACTGCACTGCGCCTCGAAACTCGTATACATCTTCCTCACGGCCTCGTAGCTGGGACGATCTTCCTTCTCCAACCTCTCATTCACCGCATCGTGAATCTTGTAAAGCCAAGTGGTCAAACTCTTGCGGGAAGAAAGAACCTCACTTGTAAGGGACAATGGACCTCCCTTCGTCATGCAGTACTTGGAATAACTCTGCCTGCAATATACACAAGGCAATATGGAACACAAGGACTTGAAGAAATTCCTGAATTTCCTCTTCATCTCGCCGCTGGGCTTGTCGGGATATGAAAAGGTGATCGTGTGCAAAAATACCCACGCGGCTGGACCCCAAACGGGGGTCTGAAAACCCCTCCTCTCGGTTGGTTTCACCATACTAATTAGGAAGATTTAAAGCGGATACTCAGGTCATCGAAAAGTGTCTTGTAGTTCTTCTTGCGGTCCTTTAGCACCCATTCCAGAGCCTTCTTGTGCTCGCTCACGCCATACTTCTTGGTGTCTGCAATTACCTTCTCAAGCTCCTTTATCTCTCCCCTCATCTCACCCATCCTCTTGAATTTCATCCTATCCTGAACACTCAAACTTGATGTCTTTCTAGAATAACCCATTAAATATAACACACAAAAAAGCTTTAATATAAGTATGTTGAGGAACTACTTCTACGGATACATGGAAGAAAGAATAATGAAAGAACCTCCAGAGGTGGAATGGATCACAGAACTCTTAAAAGATATCAAAAAAAGACTCATGGTCATCGTTCCAGAACACACGGAATTCAATAAAAATGTGGATCAGTCCCTTGATGTGGAACTCTTCGAACAGATGATAAAGCACAATGCCATGAACAAAAGGGACCTTCTCAAAATCTCAAATTACACATTCACAAAAATACTAGAACTGTGCAACCCATTCAGGGACCCCGACGTCGAATGGAGAAGAAGACTCCTCGTGGAAAAATTGGAAGATGACACAACGAGTTTTAAAAAGTGCCTTTCCCTATTCATACACCACGCAAATATATCCCTCGATGAAATATGTGACGACATCATCGCCATGGAAGCAAACTGCGCCAACGAGACGCCAAACGGAATGTTTTGAATTTATAAATGGACACCTACGATCTCAATTCAGGAGGTTCAGGAGGAACGCCGCTCACATACAGCCCAAGCATACCGGACAACGGAGCAGGTACGGGACTCAATGTTCCAGTCACGGACAGAAATCAGCAGAGGGTGACGGGATACGACTCGCAGAGGGAGATGGTTGACCGTAAAAATAATGCCAACAAACAACAGAGTAATATGCTTAGCAGTATGTCCTTTTCAACGCCCATCGAAGATCTGGGATACGACGAACCCATGGAGGACCCCATGATCCCACCCCAGTCCTCGGTGGCACCCCACGAAATGCTGGCACAGAGGCAGCCACCCCCACAACAACAGCAACAGGAAGAAAGGGAGGTCCTTCCACCTCCACCTCCGGAGAAGACATACCCCCTAGGACTCACCAAGGACCAGTTCGAGGCAATCACCCTCGTGGCGATGGTCGCACTCGTCTTCTATCCCCTCATTCAGGAAAAGTTGGCCATCTACGTGCCGAACTTCATGGACAAGGACGGAAACCGAAGCGTTCTGGGTCTGGTCGTCAGCGGAGCCATCGTGGCACTGGGCTTCTACCTCGCAAGAAGGTATTTCTAGACTAATAAATTGAAATTCTTTACAATAAATTCAAATTATTCTAAAGAATTGAGTTCTTCCTGTGGTATTCGAAACCACGACCTTGGTGTTTGACTGGTGTATAAAACACGAACAGCACCACGCTCTAAGCCAACTGAGCTAAGGAAGAATGCTTGTGATTGCTCACACTACTACACTGGACAAATTTTACGAAAATTTAACGCATATTACTGCGATTGCTGTTACTGCTTAAACGCAAAAGAGGACTCGTGGGGCTATTAGACCTTGGATGAAGACCTGTAAAATTAGTAATCTGTTGAACTCTTTGTCCCGGTGACATTCTTAATAATTCCAAATTTGTTCTCCTCCTATTTGTATTGTTATTAATATTTACATTAATAATTTGTCCATTAATTAATTTACTTGCGATAAGGTCATACATATTTTTTATATTATTTCCTTTGTTATTTATATTCAACTTTTCTAATATTTTAACAAAAATTTCTCTTCGGTTTGGTAGTCTGTTTCTATTATATATTATTGGAATTCTATTTACTCCATTGCCAGGAGTTATTACTATACCAGTTCCTCCATTATATCTAACTTTATATATCATTAATAATAACATTCTTTTTTTCTAACGCGACCTTGAGAGGTGGCTTCTCGGGCTAGGTCGTCCGGAGCTGGAACCAGAACTGGAACTGGAACTGGATAGGGAGGAACTGTTGAGGTTCAACCTCACTCCGGGGTGATTGTATCTGTGGTGGTAGACTATTTCCATGAAGTGGAGGATGGAATTGAAGAGCTCCCTCTTCGTCATCGCCCTAAGATTGTCCGTTCTCACGGATTCCGATGCCCTTCTCGCGGCAGTTGCCATGCGGAGGAGGTTGGGTCTGCTGGGAAGGTTGCTCCTCGTGATTTGTATATGTTCGAGACCCCTCCGAAGCATGATGCTCCTTCCTTCTCCCAAAAATATAGTGTAGTATCTGTTCACCATTAATTATTGATCACCTTTTTTTTTGAAATAGATAACCCGAAGCCAGGATGATGGGGATGGGACCCCCAATACAACACGCGGGAGCGATGGCTATCAGCACCTTCACCTTGTCCATGTCCACGAGCTTAGAGAAATCCAACATATAATAAATTAACAAACTAATTTAATGGTGAACGGGTATGGCTTGAGCGTGTGGCTGGTTCCTTTGAGTCACAATATTTACAGGAGGGTCTACAAGATGAAGCACATTCCGCACATCACCATTTCCACCAACCACGAGACCCTTCCGGACATCTCCCATCTCAATAAATATTACGACATCGTCCACTTCAAAGGTATCCAGAACATACCCAGACAGTATGAGGTGGACCCCCTCTATGCGGTGGGCTTTCCTTGTATGATTAACGGACTAAGAACACCCCACATACCCCACATGAGCGTCCGATATCAGAATAAGGGCTATCCAAGCTTCGAAGACATCAAGGTGGAAAAACCATTCAAGATGATGACCGAGGTGAGGATAGCAGACACCACATCCCTCGACCCTAGCGAATGGTTCCTCATTTAAAGAAATGAAGCCCCAGTAAAGTACAATGGCTTTTCTTCCTCTTCTCCGTAATCGCGAACTGTTTGAACTGCTTGATACCACATCAAAGTTCCTTAATGAAATCCCTCTCGTGGAGAAGGATCTGGTTCACAAGTTTTCCAACCGATACACCTATCGCAAGTCTGCCCACACGGACGAAGGTTTTGAGGTGGTGGTCCACCTTCCTGGCGTGGGAAAGGACAACATCAGCGTAGAGCTTCTCACCGAGGACAGGCAGGTCGTGGTGGGTTGGCCGGAGGATCAAGAGGTTGTTTTCAATCTTCCGGACAATGTGGATATGACCGATGAGGGCTACAAGGCTTCCTATGTGGACGGTGTTCTTAAACTTGTATTCAGCAAGAAGAACCCCACCGCAAGTCGGAGGAATCTCACCATTCATTAGAAGAGAACACCCCCCAGACCACCAAAAAACCTTAGAACATTGAAAGACATTGCATAAAGCCTTGCCTTTCTGGTGGTGGGTGCACTTAGCAATTTGAGTTGAAAAATCTGTTTGGATATTCTGCTCATATTGATGGTTCCAGAGGGGTCACCACCGATACTCTGTCCCACATTAAACACATTTATCTTGTATGTAGGTGCTTGTGTATAATGTTCATATATCTGCAAAGCCATGGAATTCATGCGATCCAGGTCGAAGTAGAGTTGTCCATTCAAAAACATTTTCCACTGATCCACTTGGTCATTTGAGTAGTGAGTGTATGTGCTAGAGTTGTGAGAAGAGTAGTCAAAAACGCCATCCGTTCCCGAATCGTTCTGAACTACGAGAACAAATTCCTTTACGGGGTTCTTGAAATCCGTGGTGAATCTGAATTCGTTAAAGTCTTCCAGAGTCACTCTCGCCAGTTGAGACTGGACAATGACATAGTCAAGGGGTCTTCCCAAAAAGAAATTTCGGTGTTCCCTTTCCAGATACACGCACTGGAGAAACATTTCAACTTGGGGAAGTTCCACGCCGGGGAGTTCGGACTCTTCCCTAAGGTAGATTTTCACTTGAAGGGAGTGCCTGTTAAGGGCGAGAAGGGGAAATGAATTCCTGTATCCCTTTCCAAAAAAAGGAAGTTCAACCATGAAACTGTCACTCGTACTGGAATATCCGTAAGTATTGTCCTTGGAAGTTCTCAGGCACAGTGCATCGTAGTTATCCCTCGTCCTCTGGTCGTCCGTGAGGTTGGACTGAATGGAAATGATTTCGCCGGTAAGGGATATGATGGTCTGTCCACCAATCAGAAGTTCGGCCCTTTCCAAAAGGGCATGTCCCGCATCCTGAGGATTTTCGAGTTCCTCATTGTACTTGAATTTCAAATAGAAACCGGTGATGATGTCGCAGGTGTCGTTGGGGATGGTACAGAAAGATTCGCCACCAAAACGAATCACCGAATCGAAGGGGAGCCTCAACATCTCCGAAGTGTAGGTGGAACGCTTTGTGAAAATCTTCTGGTAGTAGGAAATCGTGGGGTTACCTGTCAAAATTGTGTCTTGCAATCCCTTGACGGCGAGTCGCATTCTATTAAGATGTGTTAAAAAAAGAATGGAAAAAATGCGTATTTACTTGTAGAATGAATATTCAACTCAAAAAATTTGACCCAACGACCATTCCAGACGACAAGGTATGCGTGTTTATAGGAAAGAGAGGAACGGGAAAATAGACCTTGGTGACAGACATCCTCTACCACAAACGACATCTCCCAGCGGGCGTGGTCATGTCGGCGACCGAAGAGGGAAATCACTGGTATCAGCAGTTCATACCGGACCTCTTCATCTACGGAGAATATGACAAGGACATCGTGGAAAGGGTGATAGACAGACAGAGGAAGATGGTCAATCTCAAGACACCGCCCGGAAAACCACCCCTCACCTCAAAGGACATAGGTTCCTTCATCCTCATGGACGACTGCATGTACGATAAGAAGTTCCTAAAGGACTCGTGCATCAGACAGTGCTTCATGAACGGCAGGCACTGGAAGATCTTCTTCATGCTCACGATGCAGTATCGCATGGATCTCAGCCCCGACCTAAGGGCGAATGTGGACTATGTGTTCGTGGCGAGGGAAAATGTCATCCAAAATAGGGAAAAGATATACAAATCCTTCTTCGGCATCTTCCCCAACTTCGACATGTTCAATCAGGTCATGAATGCCTGCACGGAAAACTATGAGGTTCTGGTGCTTGACAACACCTCAAAGTCCAATAAGATTGAAGATTGTGTTTTCTGGTACAAGGCCAAGATAAGAAAATCATTCAGGGTGGGGTCCAGCCAGTTCTGGAACCTACACCAAAAGACCTACAACTCAAACAAATTGGGAAAGAAGGCACAAGACCCCAACGAAGTCAAACGAAATAGAAACTCACAGCCCTTGAAGGTGAAAAAGTTAAAATAATTATTCAGGTAGGGGTTGTATTACTGTAAGAGCATCTTTAATCATGAGCAACATCGAGGAGGAATGCGTTGAACTTTTTATGAATGTGCTTGGAAGGGACAAGAATGTCGATATTCACAAAAAGTTATCCGAGGGATTAGTCAAGAGTGCAAAGAACTGGGCGGTGAAACATCTTAAGGTGAAGGATTTTCCCTTTGAAACAAAGTACATTGAAAGAGGAAGAAAATGGGACGCGAAAAATGAAGTGTGGAAGAATAGCCCGTGGAGGGAATTCGTGGTGACACATCCAAGGGCATTTGATAACAACCTCAAGAGGATTAGCAGACCCCTTCTCGAAAAACAGAAACGCCTCATCGAACTCAAAAAGAAAAGGGTGTTTCCGAAAGACAAAAAGGAACTCGTTCCGCCCAAGGACATGGAGCCGAAGAAGTTGGACGAAAAGGAAGAAGCGGAAAATCTACACAAAAGGACGATGGAAGATATTAAGAATTTCAAAAGCGAAATAAATCTCTGCCACATCAAAATTCAGGAGTATGAAAAATTCTACAAACCGCAAAAAATATTCAAACCCAACATCTATCTCACGGAACCCGCAGAATTCGAAGAAATCATGCACAAGAATGTTCCCCTCAAGAAAAGATTGCTTTACAGGTTGGCGGTCAAACAGAAACAAAATGAAATCGAACACATGAAAAGAGAAATCGAAATACTGAATGTCATGAGAAAGTCTTTTCACGAGACCATAGTGACCATAGACAAGGACAACTACATGAGGTCAAAGGAATTATGGAATAGCATAAAATATAGAGAAGAGGTGGACAAGGTGCACAAAGACAAGGAATTGAAAAAGGAAGAATTGACCCTCATAAATTCACTCACCGAAGACAATCTGAGCGAAACGATGATTTCCATACCCAACCCCATCAAAAATGCACCATTCGTCCAAACAGACTTGAGGGCAAATTGGAAGAACCCCAACTTCACCAAACTCTTCAAGTCAAGGGTGAGATCCCTTATTTACGCCATACGCCACGACAAAGAGACCAAGTTTCTGGAGAAATTGGTGAAGAATGAATTCAAACTCAAGGACCTCCACGAAAAGGAACCGTGGGACATCGTGCCACCGAAGAAGGACAAGGAAGAGGTGGTCACCCGGGTGGAAGACATGCCCGATGGAATGTTCAAGTGCAGAAAGTGCTATTCGTGGAAGACGACTTATGTGGAGAAACAAACCCGTTCCGCAGACGAACCCATGACCATCTTCGTCACCTGCCACGCATGCGGAAATGTCATGAAGAAGTAGGTTTAAAGGAATAATATGTTGCGTTTATAGAATGATGTGTTGTTCCGCGTGCGAAGAACCCATCCTTGGGGTCAACTTGGCGAGAACCCGATGCGAACACACACTCCATAACTTCTGCATACCTTACGAACACCCCAAATTGACGTGCGTCGTGTGTACCCACGCAATCACGGAAGAATTCGTGCTAAGGTATGACGAAAATGACCAACCTTGTCACACATTCTGCAACAAAAAAGCTTGGCAGAGGGCAATCAAAAGGTGCCCACTCTGTAACGAAAAAGCTACGGAAAAAAATAAATTAACAAACGGGGAATTGGAAAAATTGTTAAAAAGAATCGAGGGTTTGGAATACGAAAATAGAGTGGAAGTCTACAAGGAATTCGGATTCAAGGATGAGGAGTTCAAAAGACCCGAACTCTCTGAAGAGGACTGGGAACGCATTCTACAGTGCCTAAACCCACTCAGAGAGGAAAATGAAGAACTTGCCATACCAAAAACAAATTCGTCATCCAATAAAAAAAAGTTTGTCATCCCAGAACCAAAGACTTTCGAACCCAGAGAACTGTCACCGGGCGAGCGATACAAACCACCGAACAGATCGAGAAGAGCAAGAGAACGCGGTGAATTTTTGAAGTCCATTGT